GAAACTGGCGTGAAGACGACGAGTTCAAGAAACCGCTAGAGCATTTCAGCGAATATAGCTACATCCCCTCACCGTGGGGTATGCCGCTCGGGCTCATTCACATTATCGGCGGGTTGACTGAAGCCGGAACTGCGCTTCTCCAGCAAATGATCGACGCAGGTACGCTCAATAACGTACCTTCTGGCTTCAAATCCCGCGGGTTGAAGATTTCACGCAACGATGACCCCATCCAACCGGGCGAGTTCCGTGATATTGAGACGATCGACGGGTCTAAAATTGGCGATCATATCCAGTTTATGCCGTCAAAACCTGTCGATTCCACGTCTTTGCAATTGCTGCAAGGCTTGACAGAGATGGGGCAGAAACTCGCCTCTGCCGCCGACATTAAAGCCTCCGACGCTACAGGTTCCGCAACTGGCGCTATGATGGCAGTGCTTGAACGTGCGCTGTCTGTAATGAGCGCCGTGCAAGCTCGTGCTGCCGACGCCGTTGCTACCGAACTCAACATCGTGGCACGCCTGATTGGCGAGCACGAGAGCGGTCCTTACGCTTACGAGACTGAAGGTGGACAGTTTGACAAGGGTGAAGACTTCCGCATCCCTGTCGGCATCGTCTGCGTCGCTGATCCGTCTGCCTCGACCCAAGCTATGCGTATCTTGCGCGACCAAGCTATCACAGCACAAGCCGCACAGAAGCCTGATCTCTATGATCAAGCAGAACTTCACCGCCGCGTCATGCGTAACCTTGGCGTTGAAGACGTAGACACGCTTATCCCGCGTGCCGGCGATACGCCAAAGCGTGATCCGATCAGCGAGAACCAAGCCCTGCTTATGGGACAATCTGTTCAGGCTTACATGGATCAAGACCATGCTGCCCACATTGCTGTCCACATGATGGCAATGGAGAACCCCGGTATCCAAGCGTTTGTTGGCCAATCACAGAACGGCCCTGCAATCATTGCCGCAGCGCAAGCTCACTTGGCTGAACACATCTCGTTCCAATACCGTCAGATGATGGCAGAGCAAATGGGTATGCAGCTTCCACCACCAGGCGAGCCGTTACCCGCTGACATCGAAAACCAACTGGCACAAATGGCTGCTCAAGTCAAACTGCCTCCACTTGGTCAAGCCGCGCAGCAGCAAGAGCCACAGCCTGACCCGATCGTCGAGCTACAGAAACAAGAGTTGGCGCTCAAGGAAGCTGATCTCCAGCTTAAGGCGGAAAAGCTCAAGCAGCAAAACCAAGCTGATCAGCTTCGTGCAGAGATTGCACTGCGTCAAGACGAGACCCGCGGAGAAGCTGCACAGCTTTCTGCGCAAGTCGAGATGATGCGCATTCAATCGGAGAACGCAAATGCTGCCGCAGACAGACAGGTTCAGCTTGGAATTGAGGCTGAGAAAATTCTCCAGACCGACCGCGTTGAGGGAACAAAAGCGGGTATTCAAGCTGCAAAAGTTCAGCAGGCCGCTGAACAGCTTAAAGAACGCACTGCTTCGGTCAAAGACATTAAAGGAGATTCTGAATGAGCGTAGCCACTGACAAGTTGCGTAAACATATCGAAGAACGCAAAGCCAGCATGGAACAAGTTATCTTGGCGGGTATCACAGACCTGAACAAGTATCACTACATGTGCGGCCAATACAAAGAACTTCTCTCGCTTGAACGAGAGTTGCACGAGATCATCTCCGATCTCCAATTAGCAGAAGAAACAGAGGACGAATAAACATGCTGACCTCCGCAGCTAATACGCGGGACGTGCCAGACCTATTGTCAGTCACGCAAGACCCGCGCATTCCTAAACCTGTCGGCCATAAACTTCTTGTGATGGTTCCGACCGCAGAAGAAAAAACAAATGGCGGCATCTACCTCCCTGACAAAGAACGTGACCTAAGCCAGAGCGCTTCACCTGTGGTCTATGTTGTCGCTATGGGTCCAGCCGCTTATCAAGATCATCGCCGGTTCCCTAATGGCCCTTCTTGCGAACCCGGCCAGTGGGTACTCGTGCAGTCTTTCTCAGGAAGCCGCATGAAGATCAAAGGCGATGACGGGAAAATTTACGAGTTCCGCCTTATCAATGATGACGCGGTGCAGGCAACGGTCGAAGACCCCTCCGAAATCAGAAAGGCGTAAGTGCTCACATGGATGACATCGACGATTTTGAAAACGACACCCAAGAAGCGGACTTCGAACTAGACGATATTCAGGTCGAAGTCGGCGAAACCCCTTTTAGTCAAGGCGAAGCTGACGAAGGTAAACCGGTCGCAGAACCGGACTCGACAGACGAAGACCCAACCGAAGATGAACTAGCAAAGTATGACATGAGCGTTCAAAAGCGCATCAAGTCTGCTCACGCTAAAGCCAATGCCGAACGGCGCGCCAAAGAACTGGCACAGCAAGAAGCTAAAGCGGCAATTGAATACGCGCGTATGATGAAAGATCGTGCCGCACAAGAACGAGATCAACGTTTGCAATATACGCGGGCGGCGGTGTCTTCTGGCCGAGCAAGCCTTGAGAATGAAACCCAGATTCTCACGCAGCAAATCCGCGAAGCCAACGAGAGTGGCGATCTCGACAAGCAAATTTTGTTACAAACAAAATTAAATACTGTAGTGCAACAGCTTAATGGCCTGCCCGGACAAGAAGCTCTTGACCGCGATATTGAGACTGCACGCAAGCAGCCTTTGCCCGAGCTACAGACCGCGCAGAATGTAGACCCTGATGCTGATGCCCACACGCAAAAGTGGATTGCAGCTAACAAATGGTTTAACGAAGACACTCAACTCCGCGACACCGCGATCCAAGCCGAAGAACTTCTCGTCACTCAATACGGCATGGCACGCGGTGGAAAAGATACCCTTGATCGTATCTCGGCCATGATGCGAGCTACATTCCCTGATCGCGTAGGAGCCGCGCCTATGACTGCTAGTCCTCCCCCTGCCGCACCTCCGCCACCAAAGGCACCTTCGAAGTCGGCTTCGACCATGCCTGTCATGCGGACTGCGCCAAACGGTAAGAAAGTTATTCGTTTGACGCCGGCACAAATCAACTTGGCGCATGAGCTAGGCATTACGCCTGAAGCCTATGCAGCCGAATACGCAAAATCTCTTTAATAAGGAAAGTCCACATGACCCGCAAAAAGAGCCTAGCTGAACTTTTGGCAGAAGAAAATGAAACATTGGCACTTGACAATGTTGGCGAAGTAGAAGATGACGACGATAGTTATCTTCTATCCCGCGATGCCACTACCCGCGATGCCGAAGAAGAATACGTTTACACCCCTCAGGCGCATCTCCCTGAGATCAGAGTTGAGGACGGTTACGTCGCTCGCTGGGTAAGAGCCTCCATCTTTGGCGCTCAAGATGCTGCTAACGTATCATCTCAAATGCGTGAAGGTTGGGAACCGCTCGACGCTTCCGACAGTCAGTATCGTGATCTAGCCCGCCAATGTGGGCTGCATGGACGAAACGACAGCACTTCGAACCTCATTGAGTTAGGCGGTCTTATCGCCTGCAAGATGCCGAAGGCTAAAGCTGAAGCCCGAGCCCGCTATTACGATCAGCAAGCACGCAACAAGATTCGCGCCGAAGACGCACGTATGCGGGGTGAAAGCAACTCGAAGATGCCATTGGCAGTCGAGGAGCGCAAGTTTCGAACTTCAACTTCTATGGATGGGTGATAGGCACCCATCTTTTGATGGAGCACTATCATGGCTTTGACCGCCGCACCATACGGGCTCATCCCCGTCAAACAGGCCAACGATGCCTCAAGCGCTGGCGTACAGCGTGAGTTCCCAATTGCATCCGGCGCTGCCTGTATGTTCAAGGGTACTCCCGTTCGCGTCAACGCTGGCAACTTGGTTCCAGTATCCAGCGCCACTTTCGGTTCTTCGAAAGCAGACTTGTATGTCGGCGTGTTCCAAGGTTGTTCCTACGTGGACGCCTCGGGCAACCGTCAATATGCAGACTCTTGGCCAAACGGCTTGGCAGTAACCGGCGCAGTTGGCTATGTCTCGCACGATCCAGAAGTTCTGTATCGCGTTCAGGCTTCGACCGCTAACTTCAACGCGGTTGCCGCTGTCGGCACCAGCTACGGCTTGCTGAACTTCGGTTCAGGTAACACCGCCACTGGTCGTTCAACCGCTGCTCTCGACATTGCGTCGGGCGCTGCGACGACCAATCCTCTCAAGGTCATCGACATCGCTACCTTGCCTGACAACACCAATGGCTCCGGTTTTGTGGACGTTCTTGTCCGCATCAACCAAGGTTGCCACATCTTTGAACGCGCATAGGGAGTATTGATCAATGGCTTTTTCACGCGCCGACCAACAAAAACAACTTGTACCCGGCCTGAACGTACTGTTCGGTGCTGACTACAAGACCTATGCTCCAGGGCACACTCATTTCTATGAGACCTCGACTTCGAAGAAAGCTTTCGAAGAAGACACCAAGCTGGTGCTCTTGGGTAACGCAGAACTGAAGCAAGAAGGCGCTGCCGTCAGCTATGACGATGGTGCAGGTGAAGCGTTCACCGCTCGCTACGATCACGTCACGATCGCCATGGGCTTCCGCATCACGGAAGAAGCTCTCGAAGACAACTTGTATGTCTCGATGGCCCAACGCATGACGAAAGCTATGGCGCGTTCGATGGCGAACACCAAGCAAATTCGCGCTATGGACCCAATCAACCGGGGCTTCACCAGCTTCAACGGCGGCGACGGTGTGACTTTGTTCGCAACCAACCACCCAACGGCTTCTGGTGCAACCAACTCGAACCGTCCAACCACTCCTGTAGACTTGAACGAAACGGCTCTCGAAGCTGCTGCCATTCAAATTGCGGGCTGGGTTGACGAACGTGGTTTGCTTATCCAAGCCGTCGGCAAGCAACTGATTGTGCCAACCGCACTTCAGTTCACCGCCAAGCGCGTCCTTGGTTCTGATCTCCGCGTCAGCACTGCTGACAACGACATCAACGCCATCAAGGCGATGGGTACTTACGGGCAAGACTTCCGTATCAACCACTTCCTGACCGACCCGAATGCTTGGTTCGTAAAGACCGACATTCCAAACTCCATGCGTCACTTTGTACGCGTCGGCATCAAGACCTCTAACGAGGGCGACTTCGATACCGGCAACTTCAAGTACAAAGCAAGAGAAAGATATTCATTTGGAGTCTCCGATCCGTTAGGTGTCTGGGGCTCGCCAGGTTCTACCTAATCCGAATAGGGCCGGAGCCTAAAAAACTCCGGCCTTTTCCTCACTACTTAGGAGCCTTCCATGGCCGCAACTAACTTCTCCGGTCCTATCATCGACCACGACGGCGACACTGCACTGCCAGGTAACTTGGTTGCTGTTCAGAAAACTGTTCCTGTTACCATTGTTGACGGTGCTGCTGCCGGCACCTTCCGCCTCCCTCTCGGCACTTTCGTCCAGCATATCTGGCTTGAAACGCCTGTCACAATCCCCGGCACCCCGACCAACACCAACTTGCGTCTCGGCTCTGCTGCTAACGGTCAGCAGTACGTTGCCGACGTAGACGTCAAAACTGCGGGCCTCATCCCTGCAACGATTGTGCTCGCCGGTCGTCGCGCTTCCGGTGTTGTCCACTTCACCGTAGCGTCTTCGGGTGGTACGGCTGTGTCGCAAGACGGGACTGTGAACATTATTGTCGCCTACGCATACACTGCGTAAGTTGACTAGCCCGCAGTAAATCGAAGCAGGCCGTAGATCAACAGGGTCTGCGGCCTTTCTTTTAGGAGCCACCCATGGCTGATGCCAGAATTACACGCGACGAACGGTCTTTAGTCGAAACTCTCGGTGTGCCGGGCTTAGCTCGCCAACTCGCTGCGGGGGCTGTCAGCGCAAATACCCCGTTGACGGTCGGTTGTAACCGGGTTTCGCTTTTAGCGGTCGGCGCAGACATTCGGTATGCGGTAGGCTCCACTGCCCAAACCGCGAGCGCTGCGTCGCATTTGCTTCTAGCAAACACCCGCCTTGATATTGCGCTACCGTTGACTGCAAACATAGCAGTACAGCGCGCTGGTGGAACAGACGGCACCTTGCACGTCACCGAATGGCTACAGGCACAGTAATGACCGCGCGGCGCATTACGCTTTCTGAAGCAGAACTCGAAGCCATGATGGAGCGCGCGGCTAAGTCGGGCGCACATGAAGCCCTGTCAGAACTTGGACTGTTCGATATTGACGATCGACCAGCCGCAGCACGTGACATAAAAGATTTACGTGATATACTTAAGGTGTTCAAAGACATTCAGACAAATGCCGTAAAAGGTTTGTTTGCTTGGATAGGTAGAGGGATTATCGCGGTGATGATTTTTGGCGCAGTTGTCTGGATGGCCCGCGGCGGTATCGTGATCGAGGCCCCTAAATGAAGTGGCCCGGTTGGCAATGGGTTGCGGATGGGGTTCGTATAGGCGCACCTATTCCGCTTACACTTACGTCTGCTGGTCTAGTGTTCATTCTCTGGAAGGGCGGCTGGCCATTAGAGACGGCTGAGGCCCGTGTTCAATGGCTTGGCATCGCACTACTGTTTAACCTGACTTTGCTCGGCCTAGCGCTGTTCTTAAGCCGCGCAGGCATATCGTCCTTCTCGGTCAAAGGCCCTGGCGGTATGGAAGTCGAGATCAACGGACAAGGAAAAGCGGATGACTGACATCAAACAAATCGGCAAGGCGGGACTTGACCTTATCAAAGAGTTTGAAGGTTTGAAGCTGCGTGCGTACCTTTGCCCCGCTAAAGTGTGGACGATTGGCTACGGCTCGACAGGACCGCACGTCACTGCCGGCAAAGTTATCACGGCGGCTGAGGCAGAAGAATTACTCAAGGACGATCTTGATCGTTTTGAAAAGGCGGTGACACGCTTGGTAACAGTCGGCCTTACCCAGAACCAGTATGATGCGCTTGTGTCGTTTGCTTTCAACGTTGGTAACTCTGCGCTTGAACGGTCTACGCTTCTTAAGCGCGTAAACGCCAAGAGGTTCGACGACGTACCGGCAGAGTTTGCCAAGTGGAATCGCGCTGCGGGCCGTCCGCTTGCAGGTTTGACACGCCGTCGTTCGGCTGAAGCAGCTTTGTTTAGATCATGAACAAGTATCTGATCGGCGCGATCGCGCTACTCACAGGCATGACCTCCGCCCTTGGCTGGTTCTTGTATAATCAAATCCAAGACAACGGTATGTTGAGTAAAGAGATTCAGTCTATGGCGGCTGACCTTGAAGCAGAGCGCTTGGCGGCAAACCTTGACCGCCAAGAAGCCCGAGATAATTATGAAGCGTCAAGCCGTTCTTGTCAAAATGCCATTCGGTCTGCGGTTGAAGCCGTGCGCCTTAAACCAATCGAGGTCCCCCGCTATGATGAAACTGGCAACCCTAATCCCGCTTGTCCTGCTATCAGCTTGCGGGACGCCCAGAACGCTGGAACTGGACCGTTCGTGCCCACCAGTCCTGACAGCAAAGATTGATCCCGAGCCGGTCGCACCCCCAGACGCGCTGATGAATGAGGCGGCTACGGTATTTATAGCCTCCGAGCTATTACCGCACATGCGTAAAAATACAGAACGCCTTGATCAAGGTCGTGCGTGGTGTCTTAAAAAATGATCCATTCTGCTGATCCGGTCGAAGACGCCAAAGACGATTTTGAGGCCCTACTCCCGTTTGCGACCGAGATCGAACGCAAGCACATGGAAGCTATCTTGCTGCATAGAAGCGCAAAGGCGGCGGCTAATGCGCTTGGTATGGCAGACACCACAATCAGCCGCGCGGTCAAACGGGTTCGCATCAGGGCCGCCATGCAAGGCCACTCACCCAAGCATGACATGGTTCACAAGGTCCCCAATCCATTTATCGTTAAAGGCGTATCGACATATTACAACCGAGACGGCGTTGCAGCGGGGCAGTGGGTAAAGAGCGCCGTCGATCAAGAAGCCTACCAAGCCGCGCTACAAGCAATGGCAGACGGTATCACACAAGGCATTACACCGAGAGCTACAATCCCGAAACCCGCAAACGTTGATAGTGATTTGCTTACCGTGTACCCGCTCGGCGACCCCCACTCAGGGCTTTACGCGTGGATCAAAGAAACAGGTCAAGCGTTCGATCTTGCGGAGTTTGAGCGGATTAACGTCCTCGCCATTGACGCGATCATGGCGGGCTCTCCTAAAAGCGAGACCGCGCTATACATTGATCTTGGCGATCTCACGCACGCATCCGATGACAAGAAACGGACGCCGGGTTCAGGACATTATCTCGACGTTTCTGGCCGCATCTGTGAAGCAATCGAAAGCGCTTTTAAGATAAAAGCCTACCACATCGACCGCCTTTTAGAACACCACAACAATGTTATATTTAGATTAAACCGCGGCAATCACGACCCTGTCACTGCCGTCGCAATCTCTGGCATGGTGCGCGAGCGGTATCGCTTAAACCCCCGTGTTACGGTCGTTGAGCCATATAACCCCTACTGGTACTATGAGTTTGGCAAGGTCATGATTGCCACAGCTCATGGCGACGGCGCAAAGGCTCCACAGATGGGGCCGATTATGGCGACAGATCAGGCTGAGATGTGGGGCCGAACAAGACACCGCCACGCGTTCTTAGGCCACGTTCATCATTACAAAGGTGAGGACTTCCCCGGCGTCACAGTCCAGTATTTCGGTACGCTAGCCGCGCCAGATTGGTATAGCCATCACGGGGGATACAGGTCTCCACGCAAAATCAAGTCT